TTCTATATTATTTCAAAAGAAGAGGTTATAGGGGGTATTCAATGAATAGGCCAGATAAGCTTTGGAATAAACTCTCCACAGCAGAAAAAGAAATTGGAGGAATACCAAATTCAAGTGAAGACATAAAGCAAGCCCATGCCGCGGCAATAGAATCTTATATAGATCAATATATAGGCGTTAAAGAAGATGGGCAATACGGTAATATGTATTTTAATAATACATTAGAAGAGTGGGCAAAATTTGATATAAATAAAAGAACTAAATTTGATGCCGCGATAAGTTCGGGGTTAGCTATAATGGCATGTAATAAAAATTTATACCGACCCGTGCCGCAAATGCAAAAGAAAAAGTTAAATTTAAAAATAGCTAAATACACCAATACTGGTGCATTTTCAAAATTAATAGAAAAATAAATATATGGCTGAGTCAGTTATAAAAACTTATTTTCCAAGTCAAATAGCAAGTGACCAAGAAAAAATGTCTATTGAATATGGGCAAAAGATTGGTAGAGCTATAGAAAGCGAGTGGTTTTCATCAGATAATGGATTAGGTAGATTTAAAAGCAACCAAAATACATTTCACAATCTTAGATTGTATGCGAGAGGAGAGCAAGGGGTTCAAAAATATAAAGACGAACTTTCTATTAATGGAGATTTGTCATATCTTAATTTAGATTGGAAACCAGTTCCTATTATACCGAAGTTTGTTGATATTGTTGTAAATGGCATATCAGAAAGAGCTTTTGATATAAAGGCTTATTCGCAAGATCCATACGGAGTTGAAAAAAGAACTAAATATATGGAGTCTTTAGTAAGAGACATGCAAACTAAAGAATTAAATGATTTTGCTTTAAAAGAATTCGGGGTTAGTTTGTTTGAAAACGCTCCTGAAAGTGTTCCTAAAAATAAAGAGGAATTAGAATTGCATATGCAATTAAGTTATAAGCAGCAGGTTGAATTAGCAGAAGAGCAAGCCTTAAATGTTTTACTAGAAGGCAATAAATATAATTTAACGAAAAGAAGATGTAATTACGATTTAACTACAATAGGAATAGCCGCAGTAAAAAATACCTTTTCAAAGTCTAGCGGTGTTGTTGTTGATTATGTTGATCCAGTGAATTTAGTTTGGTCTTACACTGATTCCCCATATTTCGATGATGTATATTATGTGGGTGAAGTAAAGAACGTACATCTTAACGAACTTAAAAAAGAATTTCCTTGGTTAACAAATGATGACCTAAAAGAAATAGCGCAACAAAGCTATAAGAACAATGGGTATTACGATCGAACTATTCAAAACTTTGATGAGGACGATAACAATACAGTTCAAATATTATATTTTAATTTTAAAACTTACACGAATGAAGTTTATAAAGTTAAAGAATTAGCTACAGGTGCATCAAAGCTAATACCTAAAGACGACCAGTTTAATCCGCCCTCGGCAATAATGCAAGAGCATAAAATAGAAAAGCTTTCTCAATCACTGGAAGTTTTATATGAGGGTGTTAAGGTTTTAGGCGGGCGAATGCTTAAATGGGATTTAGCTAAAAACATGATAAGACCAAAGAGCGACTATACGAAGGTTAAAATGAATTATAGTATAGTAGCGCCTAGAATGTATAAAGGTCGAATAGAGAGCTTAGTTTCGCGTATAACGGGCTTTGCGGACATGATTCAGCTAACGCATTTAAAGTTGCAGCAAGTAATGTCAAGAATGGTGCCGGATGGTGTTTATCTTGACGCTGATGGTTTAGCAGAAGTTGATTTAGGCAATGGAACAAATTATAATCCACAAGAGGCATTAAATATGTTTTTTCAAACTGGTTCTGTTATAGGTAGATCATTTACGCAGGAGGGCGATATGAATCCCGGTAAAGTTCCAATACAAGAAATATCAACAGGCTCGGGTGGCGCTAAATTGTCTAGTCTAATTAGCACATATAATTATTATTTGCAAATGATTAGAGATGTGACCGGATTAAATGAAGCAAGAGACGGTAGTACACCTGACGAAAGAGCATTAGTAGGAGTTCAAAAAATGGCCGCTGCAAATTCTAATACAGCCACTAGGCATATATTAAATGGTAGTTTATTTTTAACAGCAGATTTATGCGATGGATTATCTTTAAGAATATCTGATATAATAGAATATTCACCCACAAGAGAAGCTTTTATACATAAAATAGGAAATCAAAATGTTGCTGTATTGCAGGAAATGTCTGATCTTTATTTATATGACTTTGGCATATTCATAGAATTAGCGCCAGACGAAGAAGAAAGACAAATACTTGAAAATAATATACAGGCGGCGATTTCAGCTGGGTTGATTGATTTGGATGACGCTATAGATTTAAGAGAAATTAAAAATCTTAAAATGGCTAATCAATTGTTAAAAATAAAAAGACAGCAAAAAGCTAAAAGAGATCAGGAAATGCAGCAGCAAAATATTCAAGCGCAAGCACAAGCAAATGCTCAAGCACAACAAGTGGCCGCTCAGGCTGAGGTACAAAAGCAACAAGCTTTAACCCAACAAAAAGTTGGATTGGAACAAGCAAAAGCTCAGATAGACGCGCAAAAATTAATGCAAGAAGCTGCTTTGAAAAAAGAGTTAATGCAGCTTGAGTTTGAAATGAACATGCAGCTAAAAGGCATTGAGGTAGCGGGTCGCAAGAATGAAATAAAAGAAAAAGAAGACAGAAAAGACCAAAGAACAGAATTACAAGCTAGCCAACAAAGCGAGCTTATAAATCAAAGAAAAAATAATCTCCCTCCTAAAAACTTCGAATCCTCTGGAAACGATATACTTAGCGGAGATTTTGACTTAGGTTCCTTTGACCCTAAGTAATAATAATAGTAAGTAATTATATAATATTTTATCATGGCAGAAAACCAAAATGAAGCTGTTGAACCTCAAGTAGAGGAGCAACCGCAAGCTACTGAAAAACCAGTAGAAGAAAAAAAAGAAGACACTGGAGTTACTAAATCAGACGACGGAGTAATTAAAATAGACTTAAGCAAACTAAATAAACCAAAAGAAGATGCCGTTTCAGAGCAGAAAACAAATGATAGCGATGCTATTGTCGAGCAACCCCAAGACAGTGCAAGTAGCGAAGAAGTGGTTGAAGAAATACGGGACGCCGGGGAGGAGAAAAAAGAGGCGATAGTATTAGAAGAAATAACCGATGAAACCACTGAAGCAAATAATCCTGACACAACAGGAGTGGACGGAAGCGTTGAGGCTGCCGACACCCCACAGGAACAAGAAGAAATATTACCGGAAACAAAAACACAAATTGAACTCCCCGAAGGAATAGAAAAGGTAGTTGAATTTATGAATGAAACCGGAGGTGATTTAAGCGATTATGTAAAATTAAACACCGATTATTCTGAACTTAATGACGGGCAGCTTCTTAGAGAGTATTACGAAACAACACGCCCACATTTAGAAGCGGACGAAATAAGCTTTTTAATGGAAGACAACTTTTCTTTTGACGAAGACGTCGACGAAGAAAAAGCTATCCGTAAGAAAAAAATTGCATATAAAGAAGAGCTTGCAAAAGCTAAAAATCATTTAGATGGATTAAAATCTAAATATTATCAAGAAATTAAATTGGGTTCAAAATTAAGCCCAGAACAACAAAAAGCGGTACAGTTCTTTGATCGCTATAAAAAAGATAACGAAGAAGCAAAACAATTAGCTGAAAAGCAAACTACTGTATTTAAAAACAGAACTGAAAAATTGTTTTCAAAGGATTTCAAAGGTTTTGATTATTCCGTTGGAGATAAAAGATTCAGATTTAATGTAAAAGATACGGAAAGAGTGAAGACAACACAAAGTGATATTAATAATTTTGTTAAGAAGTTCTTAAACGATAAAAATGAAATGTCAGATGCGGCAGGTTATCACAAGTCTTTATTTACAGCTATGAATGCAGATAAAATCGCGAGTCACTTTTATGAGCAAGGTAAAGCCGATGCAATGAAAGACTCTATATCTAAAGCCAAGAATATTGATATGAACCCGAGAGGGGCTCATGAAGAAGTCAGTACTCCAAATGGCTGGACGGTGCGATCTATCGGCGGGCAAAGCACTTCTAAGTTAAAAATTAAGAACGCTATTAAAAAATAACTTAACAAAATTTAAAAATAAAAATTATGGCCGCAAACGGATCATTTAGTGGGAGTGCAGCAGCACTCCGCAAACGGATCATTTAGTGGGAGTGCAGCAGCACTGGCGCATCTAACGCCTAGACCTACGCAAGCGTTGTTTAACGACAACTATTTAAGTTTAGATGACATGAAATTCACTCAGCAGTTTTTACCAGAAGTGTATGAGAAAGAAGTTGAAAGATTTGGAAACAGAACTATCAGCGGATTCTTAGCTATGGTAGGAGCTGAAATGCCTATGGCTTCTGACCAAGTTGTTTGGTCTGAGCAAGGAAGATTACACATTGCATACGACCCAGTCGTTGTATCAGGTGGAGACACTATTACTATTGCAGGTGTGGGTAATGAATCAATTAACTTAATTGGAGTTGGTGCAACATTAGTTGTATCTTCTGCTAATGGGTTAGTTGTTGAAAAAGCTTTTGTAGAAGCAGTCGGCGCTCCTAACGGAACTGGCGATGTAGCTCTTACTGTAAAAGGTTACAAAGGTGCATTAACAAATCATTCTGCAGGTAAGATATTTGTTTATGGTTCTGAATATGTTAAAGGAACAGAAAAAGCGGGAACATCTGTTGACGCTGCTTTTGAGTCTTTTTCAAATCAACCAATTATTCTAAGAGACAAGTATTCTGTTAATGGTTCTGACACTGCTCAAATTGGGTGGGTTGAAGTAACTACAGAAATTGGAACTTCAGGATATTTATGGTATTTAAAATCAGAGCACGAAGCAAGAATTAGATTTGCAGACCAATTAGAAATGGCAATGGTTGAAGCTGAAAAAGTAGCCGCTGGTGTTACTATTGCATCTCCAACTGAATTCGGATCTACTGGTAATTTAGCTGGTACTGAAGGTTTATTTGAAGCTCTAGAAAACAGAGGATTAGTTTACCAAGATGCTGATTTTGGTGGAGCTGGTGGATTAGACGATTTTGACGTAATATTACAAGAACTTGATAAGCAAGGCGCTATTGAAGAAAATATGTTATTCTTAAGTAGAGCTACTTCATTAGGTATTGATAATATGCTTGCTCAAATTAGTGCTAATTACAACGGCGGTACATCTTTCGGTGTATTTGAAAACTCTGAGCAAATGGCACTTAATTTAGGTTTCTCTGGTTTCAGACGTGGATCTTACGATTTCTACAAAACTGACTGGAAATACTTAAACGATGCAACTACCCGAGGTATGGTGGGTGACATTGATGGTGTTATTGTACCAGCAGGTACTTCAACTGTGTATGACCAAATGCTAGGACAAAATATTTCAAGACCATTCTTACACATCCGCTACAGAGCTTCTGAAGCTGATGACAGAAAAATGAAATCTTGGATTACTGGTTCTGTAGGTGGAAACTACACTAGCGACGAAGATGCAATGAATGTTCACTTCTTATCTGAAAGAGCATTATGCGTACAAGCTGCTAATAACTTTGTATTACTTAAAACGGTTACATCGTAATAATACATAAATAAAAATTCTGGGGTCACACAATTAAAGTGAGACGTGGCCCCGGAGTTTTATTATTAACTATTTAATTTTATCATATTATGGCTAAAAAAGCTAAAGCAGAAGAGACTGTTGAGGTTGCACCTCAGCCTGTAGCGAAAAAACCCGCTGCACCAACTAAACCAACATTTGAATTTAAAGACAGAACATATATTTTAAAATCAGGTAAAACGCCTGTAATTTATGCCCTACTGTCTAAGCATTCTCAAAGAAAACCTTTAATGTATTATGACAAGAAATTAGGTTATCAAAGAGAACTAAAGTATGCTACAAATCAAAAATCGCCATTTGTCGATGAACAAAAGGGCACAGCAACTTTAGGTAGGATTGTTTTTAAAGATGGAAAGATTATTGTTCCAAAAGAAAATGTTAATTTACAAAAACTTCTTTCGTTATACCACCCACATAATGACGTGATATATTATGAATATGATCCGGTAGGTATATCCGAAAATCAAATAGATTGGATTGAGCTAGAATTAGAAGCATTAACAATTGCTAAAAATCTAGACGTGGAATCAGCAGAAGCAATCCTTCGCGCTGAGATTGGCCAGAAAGTTAATCAGCTTTCTTCCAGTGAATTAAAAAGAGATCTAATGATATTTGCAAAAAGAAATCCCGCATTATTTATTAATTTAGCATCGGACGAAAATGTTCACCTAAGAAACGTAGGAGCTAAAGCTGTTGATCAAGGGATTATAAAATTATCGCCAGACCAAAGAACATTTACTTATGGTGATACAAGTAGAAAATTAATGACAGTGCCTTTTGACGAACACCCATATTCTGCGCTTGCTTCTTATTTTAAGACAGACGAAGGAATGGAGGTTTATAAAGTCATAATGCAAAGACTTAATTAGACTATCATTATAGTGGTTAGGCCGCTTTAATGGTGGCCTAATAACTATAAATAAAAAAATAAATATGGCTGTAAGCATAAATACTGTTTATCAAAGAGTATTAGGTATTCTTAATAAAGAACAACGAGGATATGTGACGCCTCAGGAATTTAATTTATTTGCTAATCAAGCGCAAATGGATTTATTTGAACAATATTTTTACGATATTAATCAATTTGGAAGAGTGCCTGGTAATTCTACAGCTTTTTCAGATATGCTTGATATACTAAATGAAAAAATAAGCATATTTCAAACTTCAGCTAACCCACCCACTAGAACAGGTAATTTTTTTGATGAGCCTGCTGATATGTACAGGTTGGGTACGGTAGTTTATAACAATGAAACTACAAACAACTTTGGCGTAACTACTACAGAGCCAATAGAAGCAGAGCGAATTAATTCTAACGAGTTTTTATACATAAACTCTTCGCCTCTAACAAAACCAACAAACACAATGCCTATATACTTATCCAATTCACAAGGTATAAGAGTATACGGAGATTCTGAAATAACAGCATTATTAGATGTTGAATTTCAATATATTAAAAAGCCTGCTACGGTAGAATGGGGCTATCAAATTGTGTTTGATGAAGCTTTATACAATTCGGCTACAACAACTGATTTTGAATTACATCCTTCTGAAGAAGTAGAGCTTGTTATAAAAATACTAGAACTTAGCGGTATTTTAATAAAAGATTTAAATCTATATCAAGTATTTGATAAAGAAGAAATGCAAACAATACAACAAGAAAAAGCATAATATATGAGCCTAATAAATCAAACAGACGAACAATATTACTTAGGCCCCGATAATCAATGGACTAGCGGAGATGAAAATTATGGTAGTTACCAATTTATAAATTTAAAAGATTTAGTAAATAACTTCATTATATCTTATGTTGGAGAAGGTAAAATTATAAGTAAAATAAAAAGAACAGATGTGGCCTTCCATGCTCAGCGCGGCATTCAAGAATTCAGTTTTGATATTCTACCCTCTGTTAAATCTCAAGAAATAGAGGTTGGGCCTAACCTAAACTTTGTGTTGCCTAAAGACTATGTTAATTATGTAAAAGTAACTTGGGTAGATTCTACTGGCATAGAAAGAATTATATATCCTGCAATTAACACAAGCAATCCTTTGCCTGTTTTGCAAGATAATAATTACGAATACATATTTGATCAACAAAACCAAGAAATAGTATATGCAAATGGATCAGAAACTAGAAAGAAGTTTCAAGCTCATAGTGCACAAAATGTAGATTTCAGCAATATAAATAATGAAGATTTATTAAACAACGGTTTTTGGGGAAGAAGATACGGTATAAATCCTCAACAAGCGCAATCAAATGGCGTATTCTATATAGATCCTATAAAGGGTATTATATATTTTGGTTCTGGTATGGTAAATAAAATAGTTACTTTAAAGTATATATCTGATGGTTTAAGTACAGATGATATAACTGTTCATAAATTTGCAGAAGAAGCGCTATATAAATATATTGCATTAGCAATATTATCAACAAGGTCTAATACGCCTGAATATCTTGTAGCCAGATTTAAGAAAGACACAAAAGCTGCAAAAAGAAATGCTAAATTAAGATTATCTAATATAAAAATAGAAGAGATTGCTCAAGTTATGCGCAATAAATCTAAGCAAATAAAACACTAATATATGGCCGAATTTACTCACCTGTTTAACGCAGGTAAAATGAATAAGGACCTTGACGAAAGACTTGTACCGCAAGGTCAATATCGAGATGCGTTAAATTTAGATTTAGCAAACTCAGAAAATGGCAATAGTGGTTCTTTGCAAAATGTAGAAGGTAATTCTCAACAAAGAGGTATTGGAATTAACGCAGATGAATGCGATGGCCAATTAGAGTGGACAGATAACTATATAGATGCTTTATCCGACTCTGTTTGTATTGGTAGTATTAGAAATCCAAAAACAGAATGTATATATTGGTTTATAGCTTCAGACGAGGCAAGTATTATTGCAGAATATAATCAAACAACTGGGGCAGTATCACCTATAGTTGTTGATAAAAATAATATATTACTTTTTAGCGAAAATTATTTAATAACAGGTATTAATATAATTGATGATTTTTTATTTTGGACAGACAATCAAACTGAACCAAAAAAAGTAAACATAAAGAAATTTAGAATTGGCTCTACAAATTTTACTACTCATACTAAAATACCTAGGTATGATCAAGTAGCCGAAACTTATCAAACTAACCTCGCGGGGCAGCCCGACTTTCTACTAGAAGATATTACGGTTATAAAAAAATCCCCCTTAACAGCCCCTACGCTAAACATGGGATCCAGTAAGTTTGGGTCCGATATACCCGGAACAGGAGTTAATTATTTAAGAACTAAATATCAAGTAACCGATTTAGAAAATTTTACATACATACCTGATGTGGCTAATGACCCTGAGGAATATATTTCCATGCCCACTTATGGTGAATATATAATGGCCACCACTAATGACCCTAATGTTTATGCTAATTCTAGCTTGCCTTCCAACTGGAATGGCGAAATAACATTTGATTTGCTTTCCCCACCTAGTTATGGAATAGTAAATGGTAACCCGGTATGGCAAGATGGCGATATATTAGCGTTAAGAGCTACTTTTACTGGAACATATAATAATAACTATGAATATCAAGGTAGATTTTTAATTGTGCCAAACGGAGTTAATGGGGATTCTATAACTGTGCAAATACAATCAATATCAACTGATATATTAAAATTTTACGATCAAGGAGAAAATCTTTTAGATTTAATTTGGGAAGTTGTTTTAGAGGAAGAAACACCTATATTTGAATATGTTTTTCCCAGGTTTGCTTATAGATGGAAATATATAGATAACGAGTATTCAGTATATTCTCCTTTTACGCAAGTTGCTTTTTTGCCTAATAAGTTTAAATACCTTTCTTCTGATGGCTATAATGTTGGTATGACAAACAACATTAGAAAGCTTATTATAGAGAATTTAACGTGGGGCAGCGAGGAGGTTGTTGAATTAGACATACTATATAAGCAGTCTAACAGTAATGCCGTTTATGTGGTAGACACGATAAAAAGAAATGATTATACATCTCCTCCATTTTCAAATCAATTAATAACAGAATTTGAAATAAAAAATGAATTAATTGGTTCAATTGTAGAATCTAATCAGTTATTAAGGCCTTGGGACAACGTCCCGCTTCGTGCACAGGCGCAAGAAATTATAGGTAATAGAATAGTATACGGGAATTATTTTCAAAATTACACCGTAGGGACTGTATCATTAACAACAAATATAACAGTAGCAGAGCATCCCTCCAAGTCCGCTGAATTTGAAGATCCCGATAACCCTGGCCAATATACAGAAAATATTTTTAGCGGAGACGCGGAAGCTTCTTTAAAATCTATAAGAACATATCAAGTGGGAGTTGTTTACAGGGATCAATTTGGAAGAGAAACCCCTGTGTTTTCTAGCCAAAATGCCACTGTATACGTAGACATTAGTAATGCATGTAAGATAGTTAATTTACAAGCTAAGTTAGAAACGCCACCCCCTGGGTATGCAACTCACTATAAATATTTTGTAAAAGAAACTTCTACTCCATATTATAATTTAGCATTAGATAGGTTTTATGGCGCAGAGGATGGTAATATATGGTTGTCATTTCCATCTTCAGAAAGAAATAAGCTTGACGAAGAAACATACCTTATACTTAAAAAGCAACATGATAATTCTAATCCAGTAGAGGATCTTAACAAATATAAGGTTTTAGCTATAGAAAATGAGGCACCTCCATTTATTGCCCAATTTGAGGAAACGGCTTTTTTTGGTACAGTAAATTTAGAAAACGAAGTTGGCCCTGGATTTATAACACTTAGATTTACAGGCCCAGCTCCAGATAAACAACCTAATTTAACAAACTCAGTAAATTCAGCAAATAAAATAAGACTTAGTAAAGGGGGGTTTGAAACTGATGAATATGGAATTGAAAAAGGTGGTATAGTTACCGGCAGTGGTAGTAATGACGTGGTAAGTTTTCAAGTAAAACTTAAAAAACCATTCGCGGAAGATGCCGCATGGCTGGAGGGCCTCGCTGCTGGTGATGATGTTGAGCTTACTGTATTTACTCCTGAAACAAAAAATTTAGCAGAATTTGAAGGTAGATTTTTTGCAAAAATAAACAGAGATTTTGCTTTTAATGAAAATATTATACAGCCTTTTGCGGCTTTAGAAAAAAACTATGTTGTACTAGACGAGGTTCAGCCTCAGGTTGGAGTCGCTAGTGGTGGTAATCCTAGGGGATATTTTTGGAGAGACGCTGGGTGGTCTAGAAGTGCTGGGCCGTTTGGTGCCTGCTCAGAGCAAACAGGCGAATATAAAACACTTGGCTCGGGAGGCTGGGGAGGCAATGGTACTGCTTTTACTCCGAACTTCAGAGCACGATACAATCCCCCTACAATGGGCAGAGTTTGGATAGGATTTACATTTATAGGGCAAAGAAGCGGGCCTATAGATGATTTTGTGGGAACAGCGCAGAGCGACGGGGAATTTTCGCCATCAGGCGCATATTGTGATGCTGGCAGTTATATAAGATTTGTAGCAACTGTAAATTCTGCAATACCCGAAAATAGCTACGATGTTGTAAGCGGAGTTTATCAAATTGAAGAAGCTTTTGCAAGAGGCACACTGAGAGGTGCTAGAAATTATAGCTGGGGAGGATGTGAGGTTCATGATGGAGCAGGTAATAAAAAATATTCCATGACTATAAAATTAGATAAGCCTCTTGGATATTAC